TTACGAACCAATATACGTTCTTCGTTTACCGATTCGATGACAATTCCGTTTTCATCTCCTCTTTTAGCAGTTTTGATACCACCTTCGATTGAAGATAATTTATGTCTAACCTTTTTTGAACCTGTTATCTTACCTTTTTGGTCAGATGGTACTAATGTTGCAGTTGTATCATCCATTTCAACAACTTTGTAGTATTTACCACCTTCGATTCCTTTTAATCCAGTAAATCCTTGTCCATAAATTACAGAACCAACATATAAATTGGTTGGATATTTTACTTCGTTTACCGATTCAGTTGTAATCTTTTTTGCTCTAAAATAGTTGATTATCTCTTTAGGATTATTAAATCCTTTATCACTTCCTTTCCAATTAGAATGCTGCATCCAAAAATACCAATCATCCATATCATAAAATCCGGTTGCAATTACTTTACCACCATAATATAGTTTAACTCCTTCATTTGGTTTTGATACAAGACGATAGCCCCCAGCTTTAACATCAACAGCTTCATTTACTGATTCTACCCAAGCACCAGGAGCAGATGTTGTAGTTGATTCATCTACTTTTTTACCAGCTCTTAAATCCGCCAAATCATCTCCTTCAATATCACCATCTTTATCAACATCTAATTTATGTTGTCCACCAGTTAGTTCTTCGTTTTTTTCACCCTTACCATTCCAAGCAGTATCAATTTTGTTAAAGAATGCTTTCTTTTCATCATCACTCATATCATTGATGCTCTTTCCAGCTTTTTCTAATGCTTTTTTGAAGAATGTTTGGTAATCTGCTTCTTCTACCATTACTTCTTTAACTAATTCTTTTAGTCTTGATTTTGTAATTGATGTGTTCATATTATAGTGTTCTTAATTTTTCAGTTATCCCCATTAACCTTTCTCTGATTTTATATAACGATGCGTTTGTTCTTTTCCAGTAATCCTCTTTCTTAAGTCCATTTTCTGTCTTAATTTTAGAATACCAATTAACAAACTTCTCTATTTCAGAAAGTTGTTTTTGTATATTAGAAACTCCTCTACCAACTTTTGCTTTTGGCGAAGATTCTTCTCTTTTAAGTTCTAACCAACGATTTTCAGCCATAATCATACCACTAACATCTGCAATTTCTGCACCTGGCTCTTTTTTAGCTGCGGTTGGTTTTTCTTTTTCTTGTTTTAGATTTAATATTTTTGCTTCTTCTAAATCATCTACAACAGTTCCGCCGGTTACACTAGCTAATCTATTGTTTTTCTTTTTAGTTTGACCAGGCTTTGCAAATGCAGCTGGTGTATCATATCCTGCAACATTACCAGTCACAGACATCTCATCTAATGTTCTTTTTATATTACGCTCTCTAACGTATTTACGGATTGCTTCTTTTAATTTTGCTTCCATTATTTTAATTTAGATTTAAGTTCTTTAATTAACTCATACGAAAGCATAATTGATGAAACTTGAGAATCGGATACAGTTTTACCGATTTTCATTTTTTCTAAAACAGAAATAGTTTCAGATAGTTTAATAGTAGTAACTTTATCTTCTACTTTTGATTTGATTGTTTTTAATTCAGCTACAATCTTTGGAAGCTCAACTGAAACGTAATCTTTAAATTTTGTAGTATTAGTAATATTATTAATATACTCTTTTAATAAATTCTTTTGAGAATCATCCAAATTTGTATATTTTTTATTAAAAGTTTCTACAAGGATTTTATAGGTAAGTAATCTAAGGTCTTTGTCTTGTTGTTTATAGGATTCAATCAACTTCTTATCTTCCGTTGGTTGAAGTTTTTGAGAGGGCTTAGATGTAATATTCTCAATTAAAGTAATTTTAGAATTAAAAATATCTTTAATATCATAATTTGATTCTCTTTTAGATTCAAATACTTTATATATAGAAGCTAAAACTTTATAATTAGTTATAGGTGATGATAAGAATTGTTCTATATCAAACTTAGCCGAAACTTCTTTTATAAGATTAAATTTCTCTTTTGATAATGCCGATTGATTTAATTTAGCATGTGCATCACACACGGTTTCTACCAATCTATCCGCTTTTATTTCGGAACTATACTTCTCCTTTAACAATATATCGTAAAGACGTAGTTCTTTGTTTAACTCTGTGTTTGGACCAAAGAATTCTTTTACAATGTTTTTAGCGGTTTCAGTCTTATCGCCATTAAGAACTTCTAATGTTATTTGTCTTACTAAAAGCTCAAATAACACTCCAGTGTTCTTAAACTTGGAATGTTTAATTTTTTTCATTTAATTACCCTATATTTAATCTACCCTATAAACTAACACATATAAATATAAACAAATTTTTCTTTATTAAATTTTAGTATCGTCTAATAAGTTTTTTTCATCTAACATATCAGATTTTTCACTTAAAATCTTCTTTTTTGATGAAATTCCGTTTATATATTCTCTTGCTAGCTTTTTGGCGTTTGCGTTTAAGTGTCTATCATCTCTTTTTCTTTCCTTATGATTTTCCTTATCTCCTAATGGGTCTCTACCATACGGATGTTTATCTTTACCATAAGTATTTCCTTCTCTTGGTCTTCCAACTCCCCTATTTAGTTCAATTTCGGTTTTAAGTTTACCAATTTCCTCCTCCACATTTTGTTGTTGTGGTGGGTTTGCTGGGTCTTGTCCTTGTTGTTCGATTGAAGTATGTCTGAATCTATCTTTAAGGTCTAAAATTACTTTAGCTCTTTCAATATCAACTTCATCCTGTGATAATCCAAATATATTATGGTATGACCAATCAGATGATAACATATTAAGTGCTTTTGCATCAGATGCCAATCTTACCTTCTCACTCCACAAATTAACTTTCTCCTGCTCATAAATAGTAGAAGCGTTAGTAAGTGTTAGTTCAAAGTTTGTCATTTCCGAATCTTCAATACCTTGAGCCGCTAAATGTACAATTGCTATCTTTGTTAATTCACTAACAACCGTTCTTTGAATTCTTTCGATAGTTCTAGCAAAACGAACATCTTCTGCTGCCAATGTAGCTTTACCATTAACGTTTTCATCATACGATAAATACGCCTTTGGTACTCTCAATGCTGCAAATAATTTACCTCTTAGATATTCAATATCTTCAATAGCCGCGTATTCTAAACCTTGTAGGTTTTCGATATTCGTACCACTATCACTACCACGTACAGGTAAGAAAAAATCTTCAGTAAGGTTTTGAATATTATATTTTAAGTTATAATCACCAGTTTCTTTATTAACAAATGGAGTTTTCTTCATTTTGTTAATAATCTTTTGCATATAGTTATCAACCTCTACCGGCGGAATATTACCAATATCAATTTTGAATATTCTTTTTTCAGGTGCTCTCATAATACGATGTATTAACATCGCATCTTCCATAAGTGATAATTGCTTCCAAATTCTTCTTGCACCTTCTACCATTGATTTACCATAAGGTAAGAAGTTGGTATCAGATAACATACGGAAGTGAGCCATTTCATATTGCTCATATTCTTTTTTACCAAAACGGTCTAATTCAACTTTGTACTTTACATAGTTTTGATTATTAGGGTCAGTACCTTCTAATCTTTCCACATTATAAATTGAGTGTGGCATTACATTTATAACACCCTTATCTTCTGCAATTTCTAATGCTAAAAAAGCATCTCCATATTTTACTAAATTTCTAACCCAAGGCCATAAATTAAATTCTATGTTCATTATATCATAAAATAAATTATGAAGTAATTCTCTTACATTCTCATTTGTAGATTTAATTTGAAGTACATCACCATATTCGTTCTTAGTTGTACTTTCATCTGCATATATATCTAAAGCGGAAGAAATAATTGGGTCACTATCCATAGCATCATAATCTCTAAAAAGTTCTCTACGAACTTGATGATATGCCATTGATTGAGCACCCTGCTGAGTTTCATAATAAGACCTTTGTAATTTAGTATATCTATCTCTAAGATTTACAAAGTTTGTGTTATATTGACGGTCTTCAGTATCTACAACTTTTCTCTTACCATCTTTATCAACCGTTACAATTGCATTAGTTGAGAATAGCTTTTTAAGTCTACCAAAGAAACTTCTGTCATCTATTTGTTGTTCTTCTGCCATAATTTATTTTACCATTTTCTACAAGACCAATATCTTGCTTTTGTTCTAGGTCCAGGATTTTCACAATTGTGTCTTGCTCTAAAATTAGCCCTTTTACCAGGATTATTTTTCTTAATTTTTACTCCTTTTTGGCCAAAGTTTACTTTAATAACTTTACCAGTCTTAGGATTTTTTACATATACCTTGAACTTTTTAACATCTCCCGCTGATGGTTTGCCTAATTTTACTTCTCTACCCTGATATTCCGCTTCATAAACACAATTACAATTTGCTTCTTCTAATTGAGTTGAATAACTTTTTAAGAAGTTTATGAAATCATCCATATCTTCTTGCTCAACATCCAACTCATCGTAATCATCGATTGGGTTATCAGTTGGAGTATCACCCATTGAGTAGGCTTGGTCAACATACTCATCTTCTTTTAGAATATTTGTTAATTTAATCATTTGGCTTTAATTTATATTTTGACATATACCATAAATATCGTAATTTATCAAAACACTACTATTTTATAACCATTGAGATAAATCTTCAAACTCATCACCTATTCTCATCTTCCAAGGATTATCATCCATATTACTACCACCATAAACACCAGAGTGCTGCATGTTTGATGATATACCACCCATTGCTCTCTTTGTTAAATCAATACCTTCTTGTTTTAAACGAAGTGCAGTATCCCTAACCCACAATCCAATACAAAATGCCATTACCAAGTCATCATTATAACCCTTCATAGCTTCGGCTCTACCATTCATAAATATAAATGTAAACAATTCATCTATCAAACGATTAGAACGAACTACTACTGCTTTTTCTCTAAAATATTCATCTAATTTAGATACAATTAAAGGTCTAGTTTTTGAAGTTGTAGAAAATCCAGCTACCATTTGTCTTTCATCGGCTCGATATTTATTTCTCATTTGATGCTCTATATCCACATACTTTAAATCCTTACTCATATAGAATAAGTTTTTATATTGTCTATCTATTACCTGCTGAATACAGGCCCAGCCTATGTTTGCATTCTCTATTACTAGCAATGCATCATTATATTGAGTAGATAATTCAACTAAGAAATTACCAAAATCTTTTGTATCAACTTTTCCTTTATATTCGGCGACTTGAGTAGATGTGTTAATTTCCATCACATGGGCTGCAGAATAATCCGAACCATCTCCTCTGGCAACATCGGCAATAACCATATAAGAACCACCAGGTGATGGATATTCCCATCTCCAAAGATTACCATCAAATCCAGTTTTTTCTAGTGGGTCTTGACAATATGATTCTTTATAAAACATTAATAGTTCTGGTTCTATCACAGTATCACCGGAAGATACGAAGTCACAATCACATTCTTGTGCCGCTTTTTTTGTACCTAATAGTTTTTGCTGTTCATCTCTCCAATTCTGGTCTCTTTCCGGGTGTACTGTCCAATGTAAACGTATTGTATTAAATGGGTTTGTACCTTCTTCTGCTTCTAACCAAGTTTTATGAAACCAATTACCTACACCATTTGGAGTAGAAAGGGCGATACAGCTACCACCCGTTGAAAGTGTTGATTGTGCCGCTACCCATATCTCATCAATACTATCAATGAAGGCAGCCTCATCGAATATAAGAAGTGATAATGCTTCAGAACGTCCGGCATCAGGAGATGATGCAATAGCCTTAATTTGAGACCCGTTTTGTAAACGAAGGGAAAGTTTATTATCTTCCAAAGAACCTCCTTTAAGCCAACTAGGAAGTAATTCATGCATTACCCTTACCTTAGTTACTAAGTTCTTTGCAACATCTTGCTTAGTTGCAATAACCAATACGTTAAAATCCGAATTAAATATCATTTTCCAAAGTGCGTATCCAGCCGATAAGGTTGAGATACCAGTTTGACGTGATTTCAATACTATATTAAAACGATTATCTTTAAATTGTGTTAAAGTTTGTTCCTGAAATGGAAAAAGGTGAAAAGGTATCTTACCTCTCACCGGATGCTGAATCATACAATACTTCTTCATAAAATGAATCGGGTCTACCGCGCACTTCTTGTATTCATCGGCAATAATCTCCTTTAAAGATTTTTTTTGTGTTATACCTGTACTCATATTAATCCGTAAGTGGTCTTACTAAATCGTAATTTTTATCTTTTAATTTATCGTAAGCCTCATTTCTTAATTTAGTAGCCTGTTCAATCTCTCCTTCAAACTTAATAATTTCCAAAAGGATTTCTGCTTTAAGTTCTTCAACATCTCTTTCCATACTCCAAGTTTCAATTTTACCATCTTCTTGAACTACTTCATAAGTTTGTTTTGCATCTCTATAAGCCTGTTTGAATTGAGCCACTATATCATTACCATGTGATATCATATTAGAATATATTTTATAATCCTCATACGCTTCCCATAGACCATCTACTTTAATTTGAGCTTCTTTTATAGTAAGACAGTGTAAACAATATCCTGTTTTTGAAATAAGTTTTTTATCTACTCTACTTATTTTAATTGTTTTACAATTATCCGATTTGCAACTATTTAACTTATCTAAATACGCTCTAGTCTCAGCCATTATATCACCCAACTCCGAAAATTCTATTCTACCACCTTCGGTTTGTTCCCAAGATTTACCATTTTCATCAGTCCATTTTTCACCAACCTTACGTTTTATTATTTCTTTATCAGCTCCAGCAAATGATACAAACGCTTCTTTTTGATAATCACCACCGGTCAATACCATATCCACCAACTTTCTACGAGTTGGATGCATAAACTTTTTATTAAACTCTCTTGCCATATTACTTACGATATATTTGTATATATAAGTATATCAAAATTAAGAAAACGATTAACTATCGAAGAAAATACCTAAAATTTGATTCAGAGGTGCGAATGCTCCTGTTAGTTTGTAAGTGTTACCATTATACACAAATACAATACCTTCGTTTGGTACAATCTTATCAAATCCACCCAACGCGTTTAATCGTTGTAACTCTAATTTAAGTTTTTCAACTTTCTTAGGGTCACCACTTGCTTTTACTTGAGATATTGTTGATTGTAAACGAGCTACCATTTGTCTTTTGGCAGAATCAGGGTTTACAGTAAGTACCGATTCCATAAACGATAATACGTCTGCACCAACTCCTAAAAATATCTCCTCAAATCTC